CAGTGTTCGCCAAGACAATTTTCCCACCCATCATTGGTAGGTACAGCGGGGCAAACGGTAAACTGTTCTCCACAAGTCGCGCAGACATGGCGCGAAACGTGTGTTCCAAATTCATTGACCCACTGGTGACAAAGCGGGCATTCAAGCGCCTTGGTATTTTCTGGATACACCGCAACCCATTGCCATTCACAAAAGCCGCAAGTAATCGCGGTCGTGCGGTGTGGTCGCATCGTGTCAATATCGACTACACTGCTCATTCTGCCCTCTCATAATACATACAGAAACTCGCTAGGCTCATAGGGAACAAACTGTTATCACCACACACCACGAGCATATCTCCGCGATTGAATTGTAGTGAACCTCCGTTTGGCGAAGGGATTAAATAGCAGTTATCGTTTTCGTGTGTGATCGGCAAGCCGTTATATTTAAAGTGCCACGGCATTCCTCTGATAAGGTCTGCGCCCTGTTCAATCCCGTGCTGAACAAGTTCGTCAAAGGTAATTGCTTCGACTAGTTCTGATCTTTTTCGGTATTTACTCATGCTCTTTCTCCTGTGGTGGTGCGGGTAGGAGTGATCTATCCCACTGTGCATACCAGTCACGCCATAACATTACCTGCTCCCGCAGTGCCTTTATCTCAGCGTCCTGCTCTGCTATGCGCCCGCTCTTTTCTACTATCTTGGTTGCCATCTCAAGTATTTTATCGGCATCCCAAGCCAGTATTTCGTCTTTGCTTTTAAGATCAAGCTCCAATTCTTTGACCCTCTCTTTCATGTAATCATATTGCTCACTCATGTTCTATCCCCAGAGCTATGAGAACGGCTTCTGCAAACAGCGCGAGGTCATCGTTAGATAAATCGTCAATGTTGTAGTTTAATAGTCGCAGACCGTCAGCGATGGATTCTAATTCCCTGTCAGTAAAACTCATCTCTTGTCTCCAGTGTGTGTATCAGGCGGCTTTCTAAGCTCCAGCCAATTGCCCACAAGCGCACGTCCTTCATAACCAAGGCCCATGTGTAAGCATTTCGCGCACCAGTCATTCTTCTGTTCTTGCCCCTGTTTATACTGGCCAAGCGATACAAGGCAGTCGCGGCAAAAATGGTCGGTCACAATTTCACCTATTCTCATTCACCTTGCTCCTGTGGTGGTGGGGGTAGTGGTTCAATTTCACGCCAGTATTCTACCGTCACGCTATCGGGTACTTCCCAATGGCTAAATTGCCAGTAAATTTCGTCTCGGTATCTGCGCCGAGTGTGGATGTCATAACAAACCGTTTCGTATATTTCCACCATATCATCAGGCGGGCTTTCTCTGCACGGCACCCACCTTTGCGCTGATTCGAGTTCTGCTATGCGATTTTCTAGTGTCGGTATAACTTTTTCATCTGCCTCTGTAATCACGCTTCTGAGCCAGTCACTTTCCTTTTTCAGTTCTGCTATGCGCTTTTTATATTCATCTATCTCGTTGTCCTGACAGTTGATTGTTTCCCATCTTTGCGCTAGAGAATCTTCCGTAATGGCTATGCGCTCCTGCATGGCGAGGACAAATGGCGGCATTTCAACGCACTCACTTTCGCAAGCAAGGCACTCAACCGTTCCGTAGTCTGTGTTTGCATGGAATTTTGTATCAATCCCGCAGTTCGGGCAGTACCATTGCTCACTCATCGCTTTGCTCCTGTAGATAGCTCGCAGCGCGGAGTGCCACTTTAAGCTCTGCATGGTGAGTGCCATAGAACAGGACAAGCTCTGCCACCTTCTCCAGCGCGGTGATGCGCTCCTCCGCAATAATCAAATCGCAGCTATCGCACTTGCCTTTTAGATGCCCGTGGGGGCAGTCTCGGATTGGGTCAATCATGCTCTGTCTCCTAGACAGACCGATTCCAGTTTTTTGTTGCATTTCTCCACCGTATCCTATCTCTAGCATGATCGGTTTCTGCGTCATAGCCAATAACAGGGGTTTTACATAACGGACACGTTTTCTCGTCACGGCATATTGCTACATCACAACACTCCGTAAACATGGTGCTGTTAGTGCCTGTTGGGTAGATTTTCCTAATATGTGATACTTTCATTTCCCTTCTCCTAGATAGCCTGCTGCGCATAGATTCTTACGCAGGTATGCTGTAATTCCGCCGTCAATAGTAAAGCTTGTCAGCATTTCCTCTGCCGCCTCTGCCACCTTCTCCAGCAATAACAGTTGCTTTACCGCTGCCTGATACCATGCTTCTATCTTTGTGTTTTCCTTCTCCAGCGTGGAGATGCGCTCCATTGCTTCACGCGCTATGTCTTCAGTCCATGTGTCATAGTTTCCATCGTCATTATCGTAGATACTTCGCAGGCATTCGATTAAATCTGGCTCACTCATTCCCCTTCTCCATTTCTTCCCGTATTGCCGCTAGTGCGGTGTCGCGGTCTGCTTGTAGTTTGTAGCCTATATACACCCCAGCTTTATCCTCAATTGCTCCGCGCGGCATAGGAATCGTCACCGTGATGGTGGCGGGGCGGCGGCGGAATGTGTACAAGCTACAACTGAATATCTCTAGCGGGTTGGTGTCCTTTGAGCACGTTCCGTACTCTTGATCCTGATACTTAAATTCAAACTCCTCCCACCACCTCTCATTGGTCTGCATTTCCTGTGCTGCGTCGAGGATGACTTTGTTTCTCTGTTCGTCACTCATTGGTAAGCCCTCCTGATAGCTTCTTCCCTTCTTTCATTATCCATTCTGTTCCAGTAATCGTATTCAAAGTTATGCCTATCCAGTGCCGCCTGATTTTCATTGCAGCACTGTTCGCAATAACCCTCATGTAATTGAGTAACTACTGCGGCACATTGGGGACAATGTAGTTTTTCTGGTGTCATTTGTCTTGCTCCTGGTCGTATAGGTGTATAGCGGGGGTCATTCGCCTTTTACCATCGCAGTCAACTTATCCTGCTCCTCGCTGGACAGTCGCTTCCACAAGGCAATCTTCACAAACCTCCCCGAAGAAGCTACTTCCTGGAATAACGCAGCAGCATGGGGATCGTCATTGGCAAGCTCAGCACCGATTTCTTCAGCACACTGATCCAAGACAAGATGGCCTTCAGACTCCAGATCATTGGCCCGTTTCTTCATATCCACTATCTTCCCTTTCGGAAAGGAGTTATGCAGGGCTGTTTTGACATCCGCGCTGAGGGACATCATAAAGTTCAGAAATCCCAAGGCATTGGAGCTTTCAATCAGGGAATCAAACTCCGTTTTCTGCTCATGCGTATACCCAATGTCCGATACCCCTGCTTCATAGGAATAACGGACAGCATCACCGTCCATAGCCTGAAGTTTCACCAGATACTTATCATTCCACTCTGAAGTCCATTTCCACTCCTTGACCTTCAGCTTCCAGGTAGCCTTTGGTTTGTCGGGATTCTCCCATTCGTCTGCCCTGAGTTTTACCTGAATGACGGGGTAGGAGTACAACTCCCTCCCAATCCCCCAATTGAAGCAGGCGCGTTTGAAGCTGTCACTTGCCAAGCCCTTCTCCGACTCCGCATTGGACTCTACACCGACATCCTCTTTACTAACCCACTGGAATCCGTCCCAAATGCTCACGGTGCAATTATGGTTGTCTCTGGAGTGTTCACGCTTCCATCCGAGAGGCCCAACAACATCATCCAGCCGCTGCATATCACAACGGGCATCCTTATAGGCAAGAATGGTTGCATACCCGCCCTTGTTGATGGATTGCACCCTGAAGTCTATTTCGTCAATAGACAGCGGTACTGATAATCCCGATAAGTCCATAATTAAGTCCTCCCGTGATTTGGATGAAAGTTAAATACAGTCTCCGCTGACTTTCTGGCGCAGACTGCTTCAAAAAAGTCCTTGTAGTATCCAAGTGCCATAGACCTTTGGTTTACCTTAATACTTGCCTGCCACTTCATAGAAACCCTATGCCATGTAACACCCATAACACCAGACGTATTGTTAGAGGCTTTGCGCTTGTTCAAACTGTTTTCTAATCCTGTTACAGCACGAAGATTGCACCAGCGATTGTCATTGCGTATACCATTGATATGGTCAGTCTCTTTTGGAGGAAAAGAACCAGTCATCCAAAGGAAGGCGAGTCTGTGTGCGCGGTACGTCTTTCTATCAATCTGTATTAGACGATAGCCTGACCACACAACAACACCGGCTACATTACCTAGTGCGGCACCCTTTCGGCTTTTAATCCAGGTGAAAACACCCGTATCAGGATTGTAGTCTAGCAATGACTTGAGGTATTCTTGCGAAATATCCATTTAGCCTCCTATCGGCTTTTTGGGTTAGGGGCGGCTCAGTTACTAGCTGGCCGTCCCGACACTATACCTTCCAATACCCTGCGGGACAAGTATACTGCGGCACCTGAATAATAATCTTGCCATCCGTACAGCGGCTTACGCGCTCATACTCGTCTGCCCTTACCTCTTGAATCAATGTGAGAAGCAGCAGGATGATGGCAATGCCTATTGTGAATAGCAAAGCCATGTGGCCTTCATGCAATGGTTTCATTGTATTCTCCATCCCGTACAAGGGATAAGTGGGTCATTGATTCTTGGTGCCAGTACATTTCATTCATTTGATGCGCCAACTCTTCATGGCACAGCCTCATTGCTTCATTGCGACTGGCGCCATCCGCAACAACTACTCTGCCCATTGCACCCAACTGTGTGGCGCAGAACCTCCCATCATTACCTCTAGTAATCACCATGATCTGACTCCATTGCTATAACAGATAACAGGACTTGCTCGATTTCTTCTTCTGACATTTTCGGCATAATATCTTCACCGGATTTCAGGAGAATCCCCTCAATCTCAATACCCGCTGGAGTACCTGTATCTTCCTCTTTGGGTTGTTTGAAATATTCAATGAGTACGTCAACCTCATCGCCCTGAAATGATGCAAAGGTTTTCCAAGTCTTACTCATATTTAAACCCCTGTGCCATTGCAGCCAGAGTGAGAATCTTTCCAATCTCCATCGTGGTTTCATTGATTACCAATCCACGATTCAGGAAGTCCATCGGCTCATTGTTGGAATGAGTCGTGGCGGCATTTGTCCACCAGCAGAGCCTTTGGATCAGGTCTTTTACACGCTCACTGTCCTCTTTGGACAGGCCGTGAATCAGCGTAATGAGTGGGTCATAGGTTTTCAATTTCGAGTCCATGTTCTTTCCCCTGAGTTAAGCGGCCATGCCGCAAGAGAGTCCAGATTCCCATAACTGTAATACATTGTCAAGTAGTACAAACAAATATTTTGTGTTACAGTAATACTCCCGCTACCTAGTAGCAAACAGAGGTTAAGACAATGGAAAAAGTAAAGAATGTTTATACCCAGGGGAATCAAGAGAAGATTCGCAGCTTTCGTCTGACTACAGCACATTCCAGCAAATTGGATGCACTGGCAAAAAGCTACTATCTTTCTCACTCCGAAATGATCCGCAAGCTGATAGAGGAAGCCGAACTGAAGCCAAAGAGGGTTAAGTAATGAGCCAGAAAAAGCGGTTATTGGCCTATCTAAAACTAGGCCGACACATCACTCGCCTGGAGGGATGGGACTTGCTAGGGATCATTGAACTGCCTGCCAGGATCACTGAGTTGAGACAGGACGGTCATGACATCAGCACGGAGATGGTACAGGTGCTAAACCGCTATGGCGAGGTGGTGCGGGTGGCTAAGTGGAAGTTAATAAGGGGCCAAAATGATTAGCGTGAAACCGGTCAAACGATCAGAAACAGCCTCATGGTTGCTTGAAAAGCATTATGCTAGAAGGTTATGCCCAATTACGTTTGCCTTTGGTGCTTATAGAGGCGACGAGCTAATCGGCGTAGTTACTTATGGCACGCCATCAAGCTCCTCTCTTAGGGGGGGTATATGTGGGGCACAATACAGGGATATGGTTTTGGAATTAAACAGGTTATGTTGTGAAAATACTAAAAATATAGCCTCTATTTTAGTTGGTAGATCGCTACGAATGATCCCGTCGCAGTCAATAATTGTAAGCTACGCCGATTTAGCTATGGGCCATATTGGTTACGTCTATCAGGCGTGTAATTTTTTATATACAGGATTGAGCGCAAAGCGCACGGATTGGAAGATTAGTGGCATGGAGCATTTACATGGATCAACCATAGCTGATATGTCACGAGGGCAAAAAAACAGGGCGGCATATATGCGAGAGCGTTTCGGTGATGCTTTTTATTTGGAAGATAGATCAAGAAAGCATAGATATGTTTATTTTGTCGGCAGTAAAGCCCAAAAAAAAGCTATGCGCGCCGCGCTCAATTACCCAATAGAGCCGTACCCAAAAGGCGAAAGCACTAAATATGATGCAGGATGTGAAGTAGGTATTCAATATGCAATGTTTTAAAACAAAAAAGCCCCGTTAGGGGCTTAGTTGCGCCCCTTAGGCCTAGGGGCTTGACTCATGCGCTGGCGGCAGAGTAGATTGTAGGTGCAACCCAAACAACCATAGGAAATATCCTACCATGCCCATTGTAAAAGAAACAAGTTCACGTCTAATAAAAATTCAGCACCCCTACGAAGTCATATCCCGCGATGTTGTACAGTCAATAACCAATCCCATAGCCTTAGCTATTCATACTTACCTACTAACCAAGCCTGACGGCTGGATAGTTCGCAAGAATGAGATTCTGTCTCATTTTGAGGGGCTTGGGTCAGATAGGTACATAGCTGCAATGAAGCACCTTGCAGGGCTTGGACTATATTCTGTTTCCATTACCCGAAACGATCTAGGTCAGATTGTGGATAAGGCTGTAATCATATCCGCAACGCCAGAAAAGCCCAATAATCCACAAATGGGGATTTCAGGCACCGAGAATGGGGATTTCCGAATGTTGGCTTATCCGAATGTTGGCAAATCCCCACGCATAGAGATACAGAGATTACCTATAGATACAGATAAGGGATTAGGGGAGAGAATTTCTGGTTGGGATGAGTGGGTTGAATACCGAAAAGCCATAAAGAAAACAATGACAAAACCAACGGTGGATAAACAAGTGAAGTTTCTATTAAACAGGCCACCAGAACAGCAACTAGCAATTATCAATCAATCCATCCAGAACGGCTGGACGGGACTTTTCGAGGTAAAGACCAATGGAAACACCAAAAACACTATTAACGGGGTTAAAGACTCGCGGAGACTTTCGGGGGCTGAGCGAACGCGCCTCGCAAGAGAAGCGGCCTACGAGCGTCAGCGACTATCCAGATCACCCGATATGGGAGGTTTGGAACCAAATTAAATCAGCATATCCTGGGCCGTGTGCTAATTGGGAAGATGAGCCTCCTATGATATGGGCCTATGCCATTGAAGGGCTAAAGCCAGAACAGGTGGCACAGGGGATCAGGAACCTTGTTAGACGTGAGAGTGACTTTCCACCTAGTGCTGGACAGTTTCGAGACTTGTGCCTGATGGATATGGATTGGGAGCATAAGCAACTGAAGTATATCCCACCAACAGGAATAGAGGATCAGACGGCAAAGGAGGCGCGGCGGATGATGGGTATGGAAGAATTGAAGAAACTCAGGGAGTCGGTAGGATTATGAAAAAGAAACCCAAGTCACCAGCCTGCCAGATTCACTCGGAACGTGAGCGTGAGGCAAAGCGCAGGATCAAGAGAAATGAGAAGGGTAAACGGAAAAACAAGACGGAGTGGTGGAAATGAAAGAACGTATCTATGCAAACAGGGAAGAACAGAGAAGGATAGTAATAACTAGCATTTACTATCAATCAGCGGAGGAGTTTAACAGGAACGTGATTGCCCCG